ACAAGCACAACATGGCCGATCTCGGCCGCCAGCTGATCGAGTCTGGTCGTTCTATCGACGAGGCCCGCGCTGCTGTGCTCGACAAACTCGACATCAAACAGGAGCCTGTGACCATGAGCGCCGCTGAAATCGGCCTCACCGAGAAGGAGAGCCGCAGCTTCTCCTTCCTGCGTGCCATCAACTATCTCGCCAATCCCACCGATCGCTCGGCTCGTGATGCTGCTGCATTCGAGATCGAGGCATCTGATGCTGCTGCTGCCAAGCTCGGCCGTCAGTCCCGTGGCATCACCATCCCTCAGGATGTGCTGCGCCGTGATCTGACTGTTGGCGCTGCAACCGGTGGCGGCAACCTGGTTGCTACTGAGCTCGACGCTGGCAGCTTCATTGATCTGCTGCGCAACGCATCTGCCCTGGACCAGGCTGGCGCCACTGTGCTGACTGGCCTGACCGGCAATGTTGCCATCCCCCGCCAGTCCGGTGCTGGTACCGCTTACTGGGTGGCTGAATCCGGCTCGCCTACTGAGAGCCAGCAGACCGTGGATCAGGTCAGCCTGACCCCCAAGACTGTTGCGGCCTTCACCGACTACAGCCGTCGCCTGATGATCCAGTCCTCCATCGATGTGGAGAACATGGTGCGCAGTGATCTGGCCCGTGTGCTGGCGCTCAAGATCGATCTGGCCGGTCTGTATGGCACTGGCTCCAACGGTGAGCCCCTCGGCCTGAAGCTGACCACCGGCATCGGCACTGAGAACTTCGCCGCTGCAATCCCCACCTTTGCTGAGGTGGTGGCACTTGAGAGCGACGTGGCAACCGCCAACGCACTGCTCGGCAGCCCCGTCTACCTGATGAACGCTGCAATGCGCGGCGGTCTCAAGACCAAGGCCAAGGATGCAGGTTCCGGCCTGTTCGTCATGGAAGGCAACGAGGTGAACGGCTACCGCGGTGTGCTGTCCAACCAAGTTGAATCTGGTGATCTGTGGTTCGGCAACTTCGCTGATCTGATCATCGGCTACTTCTCTGGCCTGGATCTGATGGTTGACCCCTACACCCACAGCACCTCCGGCACCGTCCGCGTGGTTGCAATGCAGGATGTGGACATCGCCGTCCGCCACCCTGAATCCTTCAGCCGCGGCAACGACACCCTCTGATCATGTTGATCAAGGTCCTACGGCAAACGATGCTGGCGGGCCGGGTCGTCAGAGTTGGGGAAGTCCTAGAGGCTTCCTCCTCTGACGCCAAGCTGCTGATCGGTATCGGCAAAGCGATTGAGACAACTGCCGCAGTGGCAGATCTGGTTGAGACCATTGCTCAACCTGTACCCAAACCACCATCCCCCCGACGGAGGGCTAAGCAATGACCATCCACAACCTCGGTTCTAAGACCGACCTGCTGAGCATCCACAACAACGCAGTGGTATCCGCCACCGGCGCTGGCACCCCCGCCAACGTTGATCTGGTGGATTACGAAGGTGATGTTGCTTTCATCATTGATGCTGCTGCCGCTGGATCTGGCGTCACCCTGACCGCCAAGATTCAACACAGCAACACCACTACCTCGGGTGATTTCGTTGATGTGACCGGTGGCGGCTTCACTGCTGCTGCTGCTAATACCGCATTCCGCGAGAAGATCTACCTGAACAGCAACGACCTGCGTCGTTACGTTCGCGTGCTCTTCACCGTGACCGGCGGCAGCGGCACTGGTGCTGTGTCGGTGCAGGCTCTCGGCTCTAAGAAGTACAGCTGATGGCGTTCACAGAGAATCTGGATGAGTTCTTGGCTGATTTTGGCGTCAACTGCACGGCTGGCGCCATTACGGCTAAGGGCATCCTGGACATGCCAAGCCAGGTGATCAGCGATGGAATGGTGCTCACCACTGACTTCACGCTGACTGCCAGATTCTCCAACTTCGGCAGTCTCGTTCGCGGCGATTCAATCACCGTGGACGGGACTGCTTACACCGTGAGAGAGACGATGCTTGTCAGCGACGGCAAGTTTGTTGAAATCGCACTGCAGAAGACATGAGCGGTCCTTTCAAGGTCAACACTCGCAGCCAATGGACAGCGCTCAATCCAGTGCTGATGGCGGGTGAGCCTGGCGTTGAAAGCGACACTAAGAATTTGAAGATTGGCGACGGCCGATCCCTATGGGACAAGTTGCCATATCACGGCTGCCCTGGGTACTGGGGATCCTTCTGGGATGAAACATCACAGGTGGCAGCCCTAGCCAACACGGCCTATCCCATCAAGCTGCGGCAATCTGATGCTACAAGCCGCGGCGTGAAGATCATCTCAGAAGGTCGCATCACAGTCGATCATCCAGGGATTTACAGCATCACCTTCTCAATTCAGTTCAGCAATACCGACGCACAAATCCACGACATCAACGTGTGGCTACGCAAGAACAACGCCGGCAGCCTTGGTGATGTGCCGGCCAGCGACAGTCGGTTTAGCATCATCTCAAGCCATGGCGGTGTTGATGGCAACGTGATCGGCACCGTGAATTTCGTAATGGGCTTGACCACGAACGACTACATCGAGCTGATGTGGTCAACAAGCAACGTCGATGCCTATATCCACGCAGAGCCGGCCGGTAGCAGCCCGACACACCCCAGCATCCCCGGCATCATCTGCACAGTGGTTCAGGTGGCATCAGCATGACAACCAAGCGCGAGCAGGTTCTGGCAGCGATCCGCACGGCGTTGACCGGCACCACCGGCGTAAGCACCCGGATCTATCGCAGCAGGGTGGAGCCGCTGACCAGGGGTGAAAGCCCAGCCATCGTGATCGAGCCGGTCACCGATCAGGCGCAGCAGAACACCAGCCTGCCCACCTTGGATTGGAGCCTCACTGTGCGGATCGCCGTGATCGTGCGCGGCAACATCCCAGATCAGCAGGCTGATGCAACGGTTGAATCAATGCACAGCAAGCTGATGGCAGATCTGACCTTGGGCGGCGTTGCCTATGACATCCAGCCAAGCCTGGTCAATTTCGAGCTGGTAGAGGCAGACCAACCTGCTGGCGTGATTGCCTGCGATTACATCGTGCGTTATCGCACGCAGGTCGCGAATCTAAGCGCATGATGATGGCGGCTACGATAGAAGCTGAGCAGGGCCTCGGCGCCCGTTGATTCAACTCTGGGGAGCCACCAATGGCATCAGTTCTGACACGCCGGCGCCTGATCCTGGCAAAGATCGAGACCACCTACGGCACTGACTCAACACCAGCAGGCAGTAACGCCATCCTGGTGCGCAACCTTGAGATCCAGCCGTTGCTGTCTGAGACAGTGAACCGCGAGCTGGTGCGCCCATTCCTTGGTCAGTCTGATCAGCTGCTCAGCCAGACCCGTGTTGAGGTTTCGTTTGAGGTTGAACTGGCTGGCTCCGGCACCGCTGGCACCGCTCCGGCTTATGGCGCAATTCTGCGGAGCTGCGGTCTTAGCGAAACGCTAGTGACCAGCACGAGCGCGACCTACGCGCCAATCAGCAGCAGCTTTGAAAGCTCAACCATCTACTATCACCAAGATGGCATTCGCCACAAGGTGACCGGTTGCCGCGGCACCTTCGAGATGAACTGCGAGGTTGGTCAGATCCCGGTGATCAGCTTCACGCTCACTGGCATCTACAACGCGCCCACTGACGTGACGCTGCCGACGCCTACCTATAGTAACCAGGCGACGCCTGTGATCTTCAAGGAAGGCAATACCACCAGCTTCTCAGCATTCAGCTATGCCGGCTGCTTGATGAGCTACAACTTCAACATGGCCAATGATGTGATCTACCGCGAGCTGGTGGGGTGCACCAAGGAGATCTTGATCACAAATCGGGCACCTAGTGGCACTGTGGTGATTGAAGCACCGACCATCACGGCCAAAGATTTCTTCACTATTGCAACCGGCACAACCACCGGCAGCATCACCTTCCAGCACGGCCAGACGGCTGGCAACCGCGTGACCATGACCACGGCACAGTCTGACCTAGGCAACCTCACCTACTCAGACCAGGACGGCATCCAGATGCTCAATCTGCCATTCATTGCGGTTCCGACCTCGGCAGGCAACAATGAGATGAGTCTGGTCTTCACCTGATCGCATGGCATTTGTCCTCAGTCAATCGCAGAGCTACAGCTGGCCGGTGGTGCTCCGCCTGCCGGCTGATGGCGGCAAGCGTGAGAAGTCGACATTTGATGCGGTCTTCAAGCGCCTACCGCAAAGCCGCATCAATGAAATCCAACAACTGGTGCAGCAACGCCTCAAGGCTGCTGAACACAACGAGGATCTCGACAATGGCGTGACAGACCAGAGCATTGCCGATGAGTTGCTGGTCGGCTGGTCTGGTGTGGTGGATGCCGATGGTGATGAGGTGCCATTCACTGAGGCTGCCAAAGCTCAGCTGCTTGATGTGCCCATGGTGGCTGGCGCATTGATTGGCGCATACTTCGAGTCGCTGGTTGAGCAGAAGAGAAAAAACTGATCGGCGCCGCTGAGTATTGGGCCAGTGGCGCAACGATTGATGAAACGGAGGATGACGCTGCAGCATTCGGGCTGGCGCTGCCAGATCTCAGTCAACGCAACGAGCACTATGAAGTGATCGCTGATGCGTGGCCAGTGGTTGAGCTGTTCCTCAGGGTGCAGACGCAGTGGCGTGCTGGGTCATCCGGCATCGTCGGATTGGACTATGGCGCTGTGCGGTGGGTTATGGATCTGTATCAGATCGACGATCCACGCATGATGCTTGAGGACCTGCAGGTGATCGAGGCTAAAGTGGTTGAGATCGTCAACAGCCGCAAGGATTAAGCCATGGCGTTGGACATGACTACGGCTCTGACCATCAGAGCCAAGGTCGATGGCACCAATGAAGTCAATGCGCTTAATGCTGCACTGGGCAAGACAAGCCAGCAGGCCACTAGCGCAGCAGGCGCATTCGGCAAGCTTGGCCAGGTGACAGGCAAGATCACTACTGGCTTTGGATCGTTGATACCAGCCGCTGCATTGGCCGGGTTGACTGCGATCGCAAAGCGAACCATTGATGCAGCAGACAATCTGAACGATTTAAGCCAGCGAACCGGCGTGGCTGTTGAAAGCCTCAGTCGTTTCGGCAATGCTGCAGCTGATAGTGGCAGCTCGGTTGATGAGGTTGCCAAGGCGATGAGCCGACTGGCACGAGGTGTTGTTGATCCTGCATCCAGCGCATCGCAAGCACTGAACAAGATTGGCATCAGCGCGCTTGATTCAAGCGGCAAGGTGAAGAGCCTTGATGAGATCATGCTCTCGATCTCGGATGTCTTTGCCAAGCTGCCAGATGGCGCTGAGAAAGCAGCGCTCGCGCAAGAGTTGTTCGGCAAAAGTGGCGTCAATCTGATTCCGCTCCTAAATCAAGGCCGTGAAGCTCTTAGTCAATACTCAGCAACGATCGACACAGAGCTGGCGCAGGCATCAGACAAGTTCAACGACACGCTGAATGCCATTGGTGTTGCGTTGGCTGGACCATTCAGTGATGCCGTGACGGCATTGCTGCCTGCCATCACAGCGATTGCTGAGGCACTCGTGGGTTTGATCCAAGGATTCTCGGCATTGCCTGAACCACTGCAGTCTGCCATTCTTATCTTTGGTGGATTAGTTACTGCCTTTGCTGCATTGGCGCCAGCTATCTCCGCGGTAATTTCAATCATCACCACGATCGGCCCGGCCATCGCTGCCATCATTCCGGCGCTGACCGGGTCGGGTGGATTGCTTGCTGCTATCGCTGCAGTATTCACCGGACCTGTCGGCTGGATCGCTCTGCTGGTTGCAGCAGGCGTTGCGATCTACGCATTCCGTGATCAGATCGCTGCAGCATTCAAAGTGATCGGCGAGGTGATCACTGCTGCTGCCAAATTGTATTACAGCGTTTTCATTAAGCCAGTCATCACTGGCGTTGATATAGTGATTCGCGGCATCAAGGCAGGATTCAGTTCGCTGGCCAGCATCTTGACTGCGCCATTCACAGCGGCGATCAACGTAATCAAGGGCGTGTTCCGTGGCCTGCTGCAGTTCATCGCCAATGGCATCAACACGGCAACACGTGGCATCAACGTCTTAATCGCTGGCTACAACCGCCTGCCTGCGCCTGATATTCCGACAATCCCACAAGTCACAGTTCCAGCCTTCGCTGCTGGTGGTGTTGTCTCAGGTCCAACCCTGGCCATGGTTGGTGAGGCTGGTCCTGAATACATCATCCCCGAGCACAAGATGGCCAAGGCCGCGGCCAACTATCTCGGCGGTTTGCGTGGTCGTAACGTCATCCCCGCATTCGCAGAAGGTGGTGTCGTCGGCGCCATGGGTGGTGGCGGTGCAGCCAACACGACAGTGCAGATCACCACTGGTCCGGTGCTGCAGCAAGACGGCCAGCGCTATGTCACGATCGGCGATATGGAACGTGCTCTGCAGGACTTCGGTGCGCAGATCTTCCGCAATAGCCGCAGTTACGGCGGCCGGCGTTATCAAGGTGCATTCTGATGAGCAATAGGGCGCAAAGCCAATACCTACGCATCTTTGATGCAACCACCACCTACGCAAGGTGGCAGACCTATTACGTGAATCAGACCGTAACGCTTAGTGGCGCCAGCTGGTCATACATGCCATTCAGCGCTAGCGGCATCATTGAATCCGGCGCCAGTGGCGGCAAATCGGTGAGCATCACAGTGCCAGCCACCAACAGCGTGGTGCAAGCATTCACGCTCGCATTGAGCTACGGCCGGTTCTGCGAACTCAAGATCTATGAGTTCGACAGCCGACTCGACAACACCGCACCACAAGCTGGACAGGACTTGATCGCCAGCTACACCGCTGAAGTGGTGGATGTCTCTGGTAGCTTCACGCGGCTTGATGTGGAGCTTGGCAGTAGCCTGTCACCAGTAGGCGCGCAGGTGCCGCCGCGTAAGTTCACCACCTATCAGATCGGGTCGCCACTGCGGATATGAGCCTCAACATCTCGGATCCGCTATCGCTCCTGGCTTACCAAAGCGGCCTAGCTGATCCGCCGCTACTCGAGGCAGCAGCACAGGCCGCTGATGATCTGACCAGCCAGCAGCGTGCATACAAGATCGGCGATCCGGTACCGATCGTCTTCTGTCGCCGCGTCTCCAACAATGGCGGCGTCATGGTCAGCCCCGGCGCAACAGAAGCGCGCTATCAGAACGATGGCACCACCAATGCGCTGACCGTCAGCTTAATGGTGGTGCTCAGCGAAGGTGAACTGCCGCAGATCGCCATCAAGGATTGCTTCGTTGGGCCATGCCGCCAAGGCACCTGGAATCAAACCTATGACCGAAGAGCCGGCACATGGACGCCCGGCAACTTCGTCACCACCGTATCCGGCAAGGATCCATGGGCGTGCCCTTACTATTGCGGCACATCAGGACGATATGAAGACATGACCACAATGAGCTATGTGAACACGTTCGTGGATGGCAGCGAACGATGGGAGCATCAGCTGCATGTGTTCGTGCGTCAAGGCATCAAGATCACGCGGATTATTGACAGCACGTTGGGCCCCAGTAACAACGTGATTGATCTGGCGATTTATCTGATGAATCAATCAGGCCGGATCCCGAGCACGCTGATCGACAACACGCAGATGTTGGCCGCGGCCAACTTCACCGAGACCAATGGGCTGCATTTCAATGGCGTGTTTCAGGAGAGCCTGAACCTTGACGAATGGCTTGAGCAGATCAGCAACGACTACCTGCTGCGCCTTGTGGAGCTGAACGGCAAGTTTGGATTCAAGCCACGGCTGCCGGTTAATGCGAATCACACGATCAAGACCACTGCCATCGGATGGTCGTTCACGTTCACTGAGGATCACCTGCTGCCGGATGGTTTTGAGATCCAGTACATCCCTCTGAGTGAGCGGCAGCCTGTCACGTTGCAGATGATGTGGCGGCAGCAACCAGATTCTGACATTGGCTTCGCGCGCACCACTGAGATCAGCTACACCGGTGAAGCATCAGCTGGTCCGTTTGAGCAGTATGACCTGAGCGGCTACTGCACCAGCGAAACACATGCCGTCAAGGTTGGCGCATACCGCTTAGCGCGACGCAAATACATCACGCATACGTTGCGACTGACAGTGCGTCCTGCCAGCTACAACAGCACGCTGACACTGGGCGACATTGTGCGCGTCAGGCTGCGCCGCGAGACAGCGCTAACAGCACTGGACTATCACGACTTTCTGTATGAGGTCGAGCGGATTGAGAAGACGGCGAGCGGTGCGTGCGTCTTTGATCTGACGCACTATCCAATCGATTCACAAGGCCGCAGCTTGGTGGCGCTAGAGGTTGCAGCGGCCACGGCTCCTGGCGTCACCATCGCAGCAGGCCGCAGTGATTACAGCTGCGACGACAACTCATCATCAGACAACACGCCAGTCGGTGGTGGTGGCATTGATTACCCGGCGTTTGATGACACGCCTGATATAGGCGATGCCACGGTTGATCTGCCTGCACCGACTGAACCAACATGGCCAGAAGGCGGCAGCCCGCCGATCGGCCCTGATGTGACGCAGCCTCCGGGCGAGCCCAGCGGTGGTCAGACCCCGATCGGCGGATGGGACAATCCGGCTGATCCACTTGAGGAATCGCTGGATCAGGATGGTGTTGGCTACATCACTGGCGGCACTGGAATAGGCGGTTCGCCGCTCACTGGTGACACCTTGTCCGTCAGTGATGATGACTTCACGTGTGCTGGCCAGGTATGTTGGAGCAAGATCAATAAAAACACAGGCGTAGAGACTGATATCTCATGCCAAGACGAACCCATTGCTGGATCGTGGGATCTTTCTATCACTACCAACGAGGCCGATCATTACATCGTTGCGACTGGTCGATGCAAGGATCCATCAACGCCATCCGGATGGGGGGCGCCTACAACGCTTGGCACAACCCAAGCTGTTGTTAATCCAATCCCAACGCAGTTTGGCTACTGGCGCTGGGTTGGTTCCGCGACTAATGGCACACTTGCTGGAACTAACACCACAGGCGGCACAACAACGGGATGGCTATCAAATGGATATTCAACAGCTGGCGGCACAACAACGCAAACGGTTTATGGATGGTGGACGGTCAATGATTTAATCAATGCCCGGACACCAACCCAAGCAGGCCAAGCGGCAAGCCCTAAGACTGGCGTGCCACTGAATGGATCCGGCAGCCGCACGCACACAGTCTCCTGCGAAGGTGGCAGCAGCAACTTAGCATATATCTACTCAAGCACCTATACGAATGGTGCGCTTACATCAAGCTCCCTATTCGCTTTCAGCACGACTCAGATTCGATTGGACATGAATCAAAATATTTGTTCAAGCGCGATCGGTTACACATCAAGTTATGCAGGCACGTGGCAGTTCAGCCCAAATGCTGATCCAAACAACATCACGATCGAAGTAGATCTGAATCCAAATAGCTGATCATGGCTACCTTCCCTTCTCTATCACCAGCAAGCCGCACCTACACACCTGGCACCAATGCCAGCAGTGAATTCGCCGTACTGGATGGCTATCAATCCAGCGTGCGGCACAGCAATGCGAGCGTTGGCCACGTGTTGCGTATGACCTTCACGCGGCTGACATCTGCCGAGTCATTCAACCTCGTAAGCCATTACAGCTTGCATGGCATCTTCGAGCCTTTCGATCTGCCAAGCTCAGTTCTGATCGCCACAAATCTGACGTTCCCATCAGGCTATCTATGGCGCTACCTATCGCCGCCGCAGATCGAGCAGTCGTGTGACATCACCGATGCCACAGTAGATCTGCAGCTCCTGCCGCCATACCTGATATGAACGCCTACCCATCGCTATCCCCTGCTGGATTCAGCTATGACCTTGGTGGTTTGAACGTCAGCGTTGAGGACACGATCAACGGCGCGCCCGTTCTGTTCAGGCACAGCTTGCGGCAAAGCAACTACCGCTTGGTGCTGACCTACACCAATCTGACAGAAGCTCAGGCCACGCTGATCCGTGATCACTACGTCGACGCGGCCGGTAGTCATCGCACCTTCACGGTATCAAGCACCCTATGGGGCAGTGCTGATGTAGTGCCATCTGATGCGCTCTACCGTTATGGCGCCAAACCAGATGAGGTGCAACGCGGCGTTTACACCGACATGACCGTTGAGCTGGTCGCACTGATCGGCAACTTCCTGCTTTACAACCTCGTGGGCGAACCTGCTGCGCTCGGTGCAGAGGCTGCCTTCACCTCCTACGCAATGAGTGGCACCGCGCCATTCATCTTGCAAGCAGACGATGCCGATCCGGCAGTGGCTGCCACTCTTATCATTCAAGCTGGTGGTGCTGAATCATGACTGCAACTACGATCCGCGTACAGATGGCGCAGCGGAAAGATACCGCTGCAAATTGGACAGCCGCAAATCCGATTTTGCTATCTGGTGAGATCGGCTATGAGACAGACACCAAGAAGTTCAAGATCGGCGATGGCAGCACCAACTGGAACACACTGGCTTATTTGCCGATCCCTGATGGCAGCGGCAATCTGACGATCACGGGCAACCTTGAAATCGGCACCACTGGCAGCCTGACATTTGAGGGCAGCACCGCCAATGGATTTGAAACGACGCTGGCAGTCACTGACCCCACTGCTGATCGAACGATCACGCTGCCCAATGTAAGCGGCACCGTCGTCACCACCGGCGACACCGGCAGCGTTACCAGCACGATGCTGCTCGACGGCACCATCGTTAATGCAGACATCAGCGACATCGCCGAGATTGCCGTCAGCAAGCTGGCGAACGGCACTGCTAATCAGGTGATCGTCACTGATGGCACCAATGTGAGCTGGTCAGACAATCTGACACTGGCCGGTGATCTGATCGTGAATGGCACCACGACCACGATCAACACGCAGGAGTTGCTGGTTGAAGATAAGAACATCATCATCGGCAATGTCACCAGCCCGACTGATGTGACAGCCGACGGCGGTGGCATCACCCTCAAAGGGACCACTGACAAAACGATCAACTGGGTCGATTCCACCGATGCGTGGACTAGCAGCGAGCGCTTCAGCTATCCACTTGGCAGCGCAACGGCGCCAGCGCTGACCTTTACCGGCGACCCAAACACCGGCATCTACTCTCCCGGCGCAGACCAAGTAGCCATCTCGACTAATGGTGTTCAGCGCATCAACATCGAAGCTGATGGCGACATTAACATTGATAGTGGTGGTGTGTTCTATGACGCTAGCTCTGGCAGGTTCTTAGTTGGCACGTCTTCCGGGTCTGGCAATAACTACCTTCAGATTCAAGGAGATGCGGGCGGAGCAACGGGAACCGGCGGCATTTCCCTTCGTCGCAACGTCGCTCCATCCGGCATGGGCGAAGGTTCCACGATGGGCATCATCGACTTCGGACCCAATGATGGAGGTGTTGGTGCCCGCATCGAAGGCGTAGCAGACGCACAGCAAGGAACGAATGACTATCCCGGCAGATTAGTGTTCTCCACCTGTAGCGATGCCTCGGCTAGTCCAAGCGAGCGCATGAGGATCAATAGCGCAGGCTACACAAAATTTGGCACTTCCGGCAGTTACGAAGGCGGCAACATTTATGAGTTCAATGGCGGCGAAAATACCGGCGCATGTTTAGTCGTCCGTTGGACGCCATCAGGAATCAACTCTGGCAATGGTTTTATTGTTAAGACGCCAAACACAGCGGCTGCAACTACTCATAACTTGATTGCCGCAGACGCAAGTGCTGGCAATGTTTTCAAAGTCAGAGCAGATGGCAACGTTTATAACACCAATGGAGTCTACGGCTCCATTTCCGATGTCAAGCTGAAAGAAAACATTGTTGATGCTGCCTCCCAGTGGGACGACATCAAAGCCCTGCAGGTCCGCAAATACAATTTCAAAGCGGGGCTAACGCACACTCAAATTGGCGTTATTGCTCAAGAGGTTGAGCAAGTTTCACCTGGCCTTGTTTACGAAACCCTCGACCGTGATGAAGACGGTAACGAGACTGGCGAGGTCACCAAAGGCGTCAACTACTCGGTGCTCTACATGAAGGCAGTGAAGGCGTTGCAGGAAGCGATGGAGCGGATCGAAACCCTTGAAGCCAAAGTTGCAGCCCTTGAGGCGCAGTAACCCTACTCACTAGACCATTTTGTTGATGTCACCAATATGGTCTGATCGCCCGCGTCAAGCGTATAGTGGTGGGGCAGCGAGTTTGCACCTCCTGCCCCTGGCCACGATCCCCTGGAGACCATGACCCAAGAACCTTACCCCAAGCTCACGCCTACCGAATGGCTTGAGCAGCGCGAGAATCACATGGAGAAACATTCCGCGTGGGTTCAAGATGGCGTTGTAAAACTGGCTAACAACGAAGATCCGCACTACACGGAAGTTTTTGAAAGCCGCGAAGAGGTGGAGCGCTTTATTGTTTACCTGCTTCAGAAAGCTGATGAGGCTTGGGGTGAATACTGCGAAGCCAGCCTTGACCTGAGCGATCAGGATGATGTTGGTGAAGAGCAAGACGAAGATGAGCGCCACTTTCAAGCCTGCCTTGAACAGATCCGCAAACTCACCCACGCAGATCTTGTAAAGCTGATGGGCGAGGAGTGGCTTGAAGACTATTGCCGCCAGTTCAAGTAGTCATTACCACTAGTTACTCATGATGATTGTTACATCTGACCACGGAAGAATCGGCCCAATTTGGTGGGTCAATGCTGATCAGCAGTCTCGCTTTGAGTTTGTGCCCGTGATGCTTGGGCCGATTGAGACGGATCTGGTTGTCAAGTCCAGCGTTGTCCGTTGGGGCACGTGTGGCTACGGGCAAAAGATCAAAGTCGCACTGGAAACGATTGACTAGCCAGCCTTGGGACCATTTTGTTGATGTGCCCAAAATGGTCGAACCTTCCGGGAATCCCGGATAGTTCAGGCAGCCCCAGTAGTCACCTTCTCTAGGCGGGCAACCGGACTGTTCAACAGGTTGCACCACACCTAAGCTGCCACCACAGGACCCCACCCATGGCCACCATCTTCACTTGGGCGATCGCCAACATGGATCGCCAGCTCGCCGATGGTGCAGTGACCACGATCCACTACACCATCTCTGCGCACGACGGCACCTACAGCGCCGGCACCTATGGCTCGATCGCCCTGCCTGAGCCCGACCCCGAGGCCATGATCCCCTTCGCTGATCTCACCCCCGAAACCTGCGTGCAGTGGGTGAAAGACCACTTCGGCGAGGAGAAGGTCGCCGAGATTGAGGCTGCACTCCAGCAGCAGTTGGATCAGCAGCGCCAGCCCGTCACCGGTCAAGGTCTGCCGTGGCAGTAAAAGCCAAGACCGGCACCGCTCGCATCGAGCATCATGTCGGGCCACCTAAGACCACACGGCAAGGCTATGGCCAGCGGTCACGGCCACGTCGTCGTGGTAAGAAGCCCTTGCGCGGACAAGGTCGGTAAGCTGAACAGGTACCACCATGGCGCCATGGTCGAAGTGATCGCCGCCATTGCTGGCGCTTCAATTTCAGTTGCAGCCATGGGTGCTGCTGGCTTCAGTCGCAAATCAGATGAAGCCCGCGAGGCGGTAATCAGACTCACCTCAGCTGTGGAGCACATCGCTACGCAGCTAGAGGTGTTGCATCAAGACATCAAGGAAGATCGCAAGGAAACGTTCGGGCGGCTGTCGACGGTGGAGCAGCGCGTCTCTAAGTTGGAAGCACGTCCGCCAGCCTGCTGATCATGGATCAGGCAACTACCGTTGCGATCATTGCCATCGTTGTTGCAGCAGGCTCTGAGATCATCGCCGTCTCACCACTTAAGTCCAATAGCTGGCTGCAACTGCTGCTGCAGGCATTGCGGCTGATCTTCCCAAAGCAGCGCGGTTGAACCATGGCCAACGATGCGCCCATCACCCTGCAGCAGCTGTTCAGGTATTACAAGGCGCTGCCGCATCAGACCGCAGCAATCCAGCAACTCGAGACCGATCTAGCCGCCAACGGTCACGACGTCGTGATGCGCAGGGATCGAGAGTGGTTTCAGACGTGGAGCCAAGGCGGAAAGCAAACCGATCTGGCCGCGGCCATCGCACTGATCAAAGAGTTTGAGGGCTGTCACCTGAGCGCTTACCCTGATCCGCTCAGCGGTGGTGAGCCCTGGACGATCGGCTATGGCACCACGCGCTACAGCAGTGGTACACCCGTGCAGCGCGGTGACAAGATCAATGTGATCGAGGCCGATATGCTGCTGCGCCTTGAGGTGGATCGCATCGCTGAGAAGCTGCGCACCACAGTGCCGCATTGGAAAGCGATGGATGACAACCAGCGATCTGCGCTGGTCAGCTTCGCCTACAACCTTGGATCTGGCTTCTACGGCTCCACTGGGTTCGAGACGATCAGCAGGTGCCTGCGTGAGCGCGATTGGGCAGCAGTCCCGGCAGCCTTGGAGTTGTACCGCAACCCTGGCACCAACGTGGAAGCTGGCCTGCTGCGGCGCCGTCGTGCTGAAGGCAAACTCTGGGGGCAGCATCAGGCCGCGGCCGAACCGGAAACCGCCAAGCTGCGCCCCGGTAGCCCATTCACGGCACGCATCACGCCGCACATCAGGCTCGGAGAGTTTGCGCTCGATCAGGAGGCGCGCAGGTTCCAGCATCAGTACCAGCTGGACACAGCAGCGGAGTTGGCGGCATTTCTGGAGCGCGCTCGCACGGCATTCGGTGGAAAGGCGATCATCATCACCAGCGGCTTCAGGCCACCAGCCGTGAATCGCTCAGTTGGCGGGGCCAGTGGGAGCGAGCACCTTTACAACGCGCCAGGCGTCGGCGCTGTGGACTGGTACATCGATGGAGTCGACATCTACAAGCTGCAGGACTGGTGCATCAAGAACTGGCCATACAGCACCGGCAAGGGCGCGCCTAAAAAATTTATTCATACCGGCATCCGACAGGGCCGGCCTAAGGTCGTTTGGGATTACTGAGCGCCTGTGCTGCTACCTGATCACGAGATTCGCCGGCTGTGCCAACGGCACGGAATGGTGAGCCCATACAACGAAGAACAGCTAAACCCAGCCAGCTACGACGTGACGCTGGGCACTCAGATCATGATGGAGGTGGCCAGCACCACAGAGCTGCAAAAGGTGCAGCTGCATGGCCACACAAAGGAGGATCCGTTCTGGATCCAGCCGGGGGAGTTTTTCCTAGCCGAGACGCAGGAGATCTTCAACCTGCCAAACCACGTCGGTGCGCAGTTCGTGCTCAAATCCAGCCGCGCACGCGAGGGATTTGATCATGCAGAGGCCGGTTGGTGTGATCCGAGCTGGTATGGCAGCCGTCTGACCATGGAATTATGCAATCAACGAAGACTTCATCCGCTGCCGATCTGGCCAGGGCTGCGCATCGGCCAGATGAAGTTCTTGCTTGTTAGTGGCGATCCTGAAGTTGGATATAACGAAAAAGGGCGCTACAACTGCGATCTTGGAGTGACCAGCAGCAAGGGCTAAGATTGTTGAGCTGCGGCGCGTCAACGCCCAGCCCTTGACCACTGCCTTACCAGTGATGACTGAATCCTACGGCGCTGAGCGCTGGCTGCCCGTTGCCGGTTTTGAGGGCTTGTACGAAGTTTCTGATTGTGGTCGAGTCAAAAGCTTGGATCGTATCGTTGCACTGACCAATCATCCCAAGCTCAAACAGCGAACCATGCGGGGGCGCTTGTTGTTTCAAAAGACAAACACGCCAGCTGGTGCGGGCTATAAACGCAAACAGGTTTCCCTTTGGAGGGAAAACCGCGAGTTCACAATGAATGTGGCCAGGCTAGTGGCAGAAGCTTTTCTGCCAAATCCAGATCAAAAGTCCTTTGTCTTGCATTTGAACGATGACGCCACCGATAACCGGCTTCAGAACCTGCAATGGGGCGATCATGCCGAAAACATGCGGCAAGCAATAGAACGTGACAGGTTTCCGACAGGCTCGCGGCATCACAATTACATCCATGGCAAATACGCCAAGCGCCGCTAGCGTTCGCTCGGAAAGCCAAGGTGTCAGGCGGCGGCCATGCAGCCGGCGCTTTTTTTCATGGGGTGATCCAACGGCGCCATGCGCAGCCGGTAGATCTTGCCGGGCGCTTCGGCAGGATCATCCATTGGGATCATCGTGTAATCGTCGCAGCCGTGCGATTCAGCAAAGTGGCTGGCGGCCTGATGAGTGGTGAATGGCCCGATGTGCCACGGGCCGATGCGGAGGATGTAGGTCATAGCGCGAAGGTTAGTTGCTGGGTGATGGTTGGCAGCTCACGGGCGCCCCACTGCGCGCCCATGGCCTCGGCGATGCCTTCGTAGGTGCGGCTGCGCTCCTTCCAGCGCTCGGGGCTCGGCGGCATCATGTGAACGCGCGCCTCACGGCCGGGCACCACCTTGGTGGAGCGCAGGCGCGGCAGGTTGTGCAGCCAGAGGCATGTGGCCTTGGTTTCGCCATGGCCGAACTGCCACGGCTGGATGATCTGATCGGGCGGGCGGATGGCGGAGCTGATCACGCTGACGGGGTTCTCGATGCACCAGCGCGCGATGGGTGCGGTCATCAGCAGGCGCACGAAGTCCAAGGCCTCGGCCTGTTCGCGCGCCTTGCGGTGAAAGTGGCGCGAGCCGCTGACGGCAAGGTGCGTGCAGGGTGGGTGAGCGATCATCAGATCCCAGCCAAGCTGCAGCACCTCCTCGACGGGGCGCTGGTAGTGCCAGCTGTGGGCGGCCTCGCACTCGAGCAGATCGCAGCTCCATGCGTCATGGCCGCGGCGCCTGAAGGCGTCACGGACCCGGCCGCTGTATTCGCAGGCGACCAGCACGCGCATCAGAGGCTCGCGGCGTAGGCGGTCATGGCGGCTTGGCGAGCCTTGGTGGCTGCGATCATGGCGGCCTGAAGCTTGACTTGCTTGGCGGTCATTTTGGAACCGGGCGCACCAGCGGCGGCGTAAAAGGCATCCTTGGCAGCGCGCTCGGCGGCTTGGAACTGGCGGACTTGCTGAAGGGTCATGACTGGCAGTGGGTGGTGGGCTCTGCGCCCGATGAACTAACTATACACCGCCCACGGGGCACCCTGCCTATCCCGTGCAGTCCGTTCACAATCCGTCACACTCTCCGATCCTGTTCGCCTCGCTACCGTGACACCAGCGGCGGTCAGCCCATGCGGGCGTTCTACCTAGAAATCACCGCCAAGCTCATCATCAGATCCAACACCGACCCCGACGATCTGCCAGCGGAGATCTACTCACGCATGGCCGAGTTCATCCCGTCCGATGAAGACATCATCGACGTCGAGGTGAACGCTGTCCCCCTGCCGCCGGATCTCTGTGGATCGACACCGCATTGAAGAGACGCGCCTGATCACCCGGCGATCAGCGCGTGATCAGATCCTCCTTGCCTGGAACTACCGCTGCGCCTACTGCGCCGCTGATCTCGATCGCAGTCCGACGCTCGATCACGTCATCCCCAAGGCTCACGGTGGGCTCACGGTGCCCAGCAACATGGTCGCCTGCTGCATGGGCTGCAACTGCTCGAAAGGCCACAAGCCATGGGTGGGCTGGTACCGCCAGCAGCCATTCTGGTCAGCACTCGGCGAGTGGGCAATCATGCAGTGGCTCACCAGCGGCGCTAATCTTGCGGCCTAGACCTTTCTCGAGGATCTAGGCGGTACCGCAGCGGCAGGCTGCGGCGAGGCCGGCACCGCGTGAGGACCGGCCACCTGCCAACCCATTGCACAGCCCGATGCCGAGGCAGAGCGGGAACCTGCTGAGGCTACGGCAAGATCTTGCTGCACACCCACAGCGCAATCAGGCAGGTCGCCCAGTACTCGAGCATCAGGATCAGCACGTCGTGGAGCATCAGTGGGCGAGCAGGTGGTCGAGGTAAAGCTCCGCCTGCCACAGATCGCTCGAATAACGGCAGGTGCCGCCGACACAGCTGCGGTAATACACCTCACCCTTCACGGGCATGATCGTCTCAATGCAGCCGCCATCACGTTCGGTGCGGCTGATCACCTCAGGGCCGAACATACAGATCACACCTGGCCGCATAACGACCGCCGCTTCTCTTTGATTCTGGCAACTCGTACCCGCACCGCTGATGCCGCATCTCCCAGTATTTGCAATCCCAACACATGCGCGGGCTATCAGGTGGCCGCAGGTTGGTGACCGCTGCGCGATAGATCGACTGCGCCCGCAGCAGCGCTTCCTGCAGCTGCACCGTGCCGGTATCAGCCTCGATCTGCAGCTCGGGCTTTGGGCCCAGCACGATGCGCGCGTGCCAGTTCCGATCGAAGCGGCTGCACACCAGCAGCAGGCGGCCGGCGTGCAGGCTGATCACTCCTTCTCCCCGTAGCTCGGCAAGTGGAAGAGACGCTCGAGCGTCATGCTGGCCGGCTCGGGCTCACCGCAGGTGACGTGTGCCGCCACCGGATCGGCCGGGTTGGCCGCCACGAAAACGGTCGGCCAGTGCAGCTCTTTCACTGCCACCAGACTGGTGCGGGGACTGCGCACCAGCACCCACAGCGCAGCGCGCTCGAGCAGGTTGAGGCCGGGCAGGTGCATCATCCCTCCAGTTTGCCGAG